TTACGGTATCATCCAGATCTTCGCTATCGACATCTTCTGCTTCTATTTCATCTACTTCATCTTCTTCTATGTCGATATCTGCTTGCTTCTCTGGAGTCGGACCGCCTGGAGTTATATGTGTCGGCGGTGGAGGAATCTTCTCTTCAAAACCTCCCATAGGAGCACCGATAGGAAAGTCTTTCCTCTCTTTGTATCCCAATTCCTTTAGCTTATCTGCGACTTTCTTGTCACGGGTTACAAAAACTCCCGTAACTCTCTTTGTCACAGTGTCGCAGAACTCCGCTAAAGGTCTACCCTTGATGGGATCCCATACTACAGATGGATTTGCTCCTCTAACAAAAATATACTTTTTGACCTTTGCCATAACTAATATCTCCTCGAAATCATTCCCCTACCTTACCCATTATGCACTACTACTCGAGCTAGACGAACTTGAACTGCTCGACTTACTACTTGAACTAGAGCTGGAAGACGAACTCGACCAACTCATATCATCGTTCAATCTACGCATGTACTCGCGCATTTTAGGATTAACGGAAGGGTGTTTTTCTAGTTGATCCCGAAGTATCTTATCTTCTAACCATTGGCTGTAACTCATTATAATAACCTCCTTTTATTTTAGTAAAACGTTAGAGGTTACGAAGTAGCCAGGTTTGTGATAGTACCATGATACTCTTCGGGGCCATAGTCAATACCAATTTGCCCATAAATCTGACCCTTCTCAGAAGCACCAGTCTTGGAGAGCTCCTCATAGAAGAGTACTCCCTTGTCAGGCACGGGAAGGAATACAGGTGAGCAAACGGCGAGATCAGCGATGAGCAAAGTAGCCGCAGGAACGTTAGGTGCCCACACAATACCAAGAATCGCAAAGTCGGTCTCGATCTGCTTAATATTGTAACCACCAATATTCCTATCTTCCGGAGCATACCCATAAATATCAGATACCTTCTGCTTCTGAAAAGCATTGACGAAGATAACTGTGTTAAGAAATTCTGCTCCGTTAGCTGCCATTGTTCTCAAGAGCTGATCAATGAGTGCTTTACTCAACGTAGCAGCAGCGGCGGCTACCGTATTGGTAGTAGCGGCAGTAATAACGCCTCTGGTTTTTGCAGCCGTTACCGCATCTGTGGCTTGATTGTAAGCACCATTAAGGAAGGTGTAGTCGATATTCAGACTCAACTGACGCATATGCGCCATAATCTGAAAATCTCTTTCGTTCTGGACGGGCTGATCATCTCTAATATCTACTAACCCGGTAGTAGCGTCAGCAGTTACCTGACCAGATACAGACTGCTTGGCGTATGAAACGCTGATTTGTCTCTGCCAAATTTGAACAGTATTAACATCTTGCCCACGGACATAAGTCCAAGGGTTGGGAGCAGTCAATGAATCAGTTTCAGTAATTGCAGGCTGAGATGCTGCCTCTAGTGCCCACGGTTGAGCCAGAGGAAACTGAAAGTCTCCTACTGTCCTAACTGATCCGCCTTGAAGACCACCGACCATATTCAAAAAAGGTGTTTGGTTTGCCCCAATCATGAAAAGTTCGCCAGTGTAGTTCGCTTTTGTTATCGTAGGATTTCTATTCCCTACTTCTTATACTTTCGTATAAGGCCAGGTCATATCATGCCTTTCGGCTTGGGCGCTAATGGACTTCATCTCTATTCGAGGTATGTCCTGACCGTCGCACCTTCCACCAGCTTATTTCATCCGGTGGCTTGGCTCAGTGTTACCGACCTATGATTTAGCAAGCCTACTGCTTTTTGACCACAAAGAGTAGAGTACTTATCAAACTCTTGCCAAACATCTTCTTTCTCAGGTCCGCTTCCGCGTGGGAGACAAGCAAGACGATATACCAATGAGGCCTGAACTTTCTTCACCCTTAGATAGGGTAGTATATTTGGTATTACTCGCCTTAAAACTTTTATAGCAGTTATGTCTATATAGTATATTGGTTTTAGGTTGCTTTCTTGCTTTTTCCTTCTGTAGTACTTACAACCTAAAGCTTTGGAAACAAAGGATATTGCGTCTTCATCAGTATTATGCAGTGAGAATCGAGGTGTGTAGTAAAACCACCCCTCTTTACTCCACTTGTGAGTCTTCTTTTTATTTTCTGCATATCCTTTTTGAATCATGATGCATCCTTCGCCATCTATAAATCCTGCTATCCAAGCCCATTCTGTTTCCTTTAGGCTTTCACTGAATTCACCCAATTTCTCCATGAGTCCCTTCTTTCTCGTTTAAGGTTACCTCAAGGTCCCTAACTAAATTAAGGACAATTCCATACAGTTGCTGCCAAATTTACATTTGCCATAATAATTTACTCCTTAATTATCTAATATTCGCTCTCTTCTTCTGCTCAAGCTCGAAAATTCGATTCTTAAAGGTAATGGCATCTTTACTTCTCTTCTCAGTAATTGCTAATTGGTACCGTTCTTTGAGTTTGGCGATCTGGCCGTCAATACCTGTCTTGGTATCACCACCACCGCCTGACCCACCGCCAGCTCCTGACCCTCCGCCAGTTGTTCTCAGTATCCTATCCTTTAACGGATATACATCTACAATGGCTTCGAGTGCTTCATCAAAATCAGCGAGCTCTCCTGGTTTTTGTCTGGAGTAAACGGGGTCTTCTCCGATATATCCGGTGACTCTTAATTTGCCACCCTCTTTTTCGACTTTAAAGTTCGCGCCGAAGTACTTCTCAGCAATTTCTGGAGGTAGTATTGACTTTGGTTCCGGTCCTGTGAAGAATGGCGACTGAGCAAATCTTGATGACACCATCAAATCGTAAATTATAGCGTCTTTGCCGTTAAGTACCCCTTGATACTCTGACTCTTTAGTTGAGAAGGACTTCAAAATCTGCACCTTCTCCGCTTCATGAGCATCATTCTGAGCTTTCTTAATTTCTTCAACCTTCTTGGCATCTACTAAATCCTTCTGGTTAAAGTTAGCCACCAACTCTGCATTCTTCTCTGCAGTAGTCTTCCATTCTTCCAAGTCCTCGATACCATCAAACAAAATTTTAATGGTGTCGAGCTCTTGTTTTAAAGTACTCTTTCCTGTACGATGATTTTTTGCTTCTGCACTTAATTCTGAAATCTTCGAATAAAGAGCCGTCGCGTCGATGGCTATTTCCTTCCCATCTTTATCGACGTATACCGGTTTATCTTCTAGTAATACTACCTTGCCATCTTGATCAAATTTCAAACTCAATTCCATGGCTTCCGCCTCCTTTCATCGGTCTATCCAGACCTAAATGCCGCGCTCCTACTGGAGCAATCTGTTAAAGGGTTAATCAAAATACTTCCATTATCCATATAACAAAGTATTGTTATTAAAGTCAAGCACTTTTTACTTTAGCAGTCCTTCTGATTCCTTCCAATTTACCCATATCCCAGTTCTGGTGTACAATGTGCATAGTGCAAGCTCCACATACATCTGCGATTCTGTTGGAATAACAAACTCTTCCACAGTTTGGTCTTCGTATTCACCGCCAACTGGGATAATAAACTTCCTTTTTGTTGTCAAATGCTTCTCGACTGCTTCCTTGTCATTTTTATCAGGAAAATCAACTACTAATACCCCTTTTTCAGGGTCAAATTCGACTGTGCCTGTTTTTCCTGCATTTGTTATCTTTACTTTCATTACTTCACACTTCCACCTTTATCTTTTATATATTTCTTTATAGATTCCAGTATCTTATTATCAATTGGATCATAAGGATTGCCCATTGCTGATTTACTGGCTGTGGAGGATAAAAATTCAGTATTGAAAAGTTCTTCTATAAATTCAGATAGTTCTGGATAGTGTTTCTTTACAGTGTCCCACTCATAGTATGTAAATGCAGTGGATCCTTTTTTACCCCAGCCTATTTTGTCCCAGTACTTCAAATCATCATAAGCGTCTTGTACTTTCTTTAAGTCATAATTATCTGGGCTACTAAGTACTTTCATCCTCCTCGCAATTCCTTCTCTTGTCTCATCTAATTTCTTTCTGTACCTGCCATATCTCTCCATATTCATCGACCACCACTCAATGCCGTCATTACCACCATCGTAAATCCTTCCCTCATAATCTGTTATCCAGTTGTCTCTCCAATAATATCCATCTTTATTTCCGTATTTACCTTTCTCTCCAGTATGTTGTTTATTGAACCACGCTCGGAAGTTATCTCCATCAGATTTTCTTACCCATTCACTATCCTCCCAAGCACCTCCCATTCTCTTCCTAAATCCCGTATACTCCTTATCCAGCTTGCCGAAGAAGTCATCCATAGCATGAGCAAATTCATGAGTATAAGTAGATGAATCACTTCCTATATACAAGTGACAAGATTTTGTAGCAGCTCTATGATGGGCTCTGATGTATTTCTTTCTGACGTTTATTGACCATCCTAAATCTTTCATCTCACCAAGTAAGTCTATTGGTAGAAATCCTAATCCTTTTACTGCTTTAGCTTCTGAACTTATTATATTCTGTGCTGTAACATTCGACTCAAAGTTCATGAACGATGTTATTATCTTCTCCTTCTCCTTCATAAGAACATCATAATCATCAACGGTCGCCATCCACTTATTAAACGACACTCTACTCGCTTTTCTAGTGGCGAAGTAATCCTCCATTATATATTGCTCAAAGAATTTATTACGATTGTTATAGTATAGTTTATCCATCCTAATAAATTCTGCGTTTGCTCTTTGATATGCCGCCTCTAAATCTGAACCAGCGGCGACAGGAGTCGGTCCTGGTGGAAGTACTCCTATACCTGCCTTATCTGTTAATTTTTGTATTCGCTTCTCTACACCATAAATTGCTTTTCTTAGAGCAGTAAGTTCATTTGTCTCTGCTGCCGTTATTCCTACCGTATCTCTCTTAGAAATTATCTCAGCAACTCTGGACTTCTGTCCTACAAGTCTTGTCTCGTACTCTTTTAATTTCGCGACATCTTTACTTGACAGCTTAGAAACTGGTAAAGGAGGAGGTGGCTCTACAACAGGAACAGGTTTAGGTGGTGGAGTAGGTTTAGGTTTAGGTGGTGGAGTAGGTCTAGGTTTTACTACTCCCTTTTTCTTTGTCAGGTAGTATTTATTATCAGTTAACTTTTTTCTAACTGCGGCGAGCTGTCCAGCCGTTGCTCCATTTGATTCCGCGAATGCTTTAGCACTATCAAGCACTCTTTTTATTTCACCAATGTCTCCTCTATCTGTTGGTAATACCCAACTAGCAGTTCTTCCACCTTTAAATGTTACTGTTAGTCGTCTGTCTTCTAAAGCTGTTGACATCTTAACAGTGGCGAGTCTTTTTCTTTCTTCCATCTCTGTTAATAAGTCATCAGGGTCGGATATCCAAGAAGGCTTTACTGCTACCCAGCTATGCCTGCAGTTATACCCTCCACGATTCGTAAACGGAGGGCCTGACTTCCCACGCCAAGGCATACCATTCCAAGAATCTATATCTTCTTTTGTATATACTTTCCCAACTCTAGCGATGCAGAAATCTCGGCTCGTGCTCATAATGTTCCCGTAGTAAAGAAAGTTATTTATACCAACATCGGCAGCTTTCTTCATATTAACAGAATTATGGAAATTCATTACAGCATCATTAGCGTATAAAGAAGCATAAGTAGACATAGGTCTTCCTCTAACATCTACTGCACCAGACATCGCTCCTCTAAATTCATTAACCAAAGCGGAGAACGATGACTGACCTACTACAGCGCCGTACATCGCATCAATCATCCTCTCTCTCGCCTGAGCGCCAAACTGATTGAAAGTTCCGAAAGTGCTTCTCTTTAAGGCATCTATCATTCCCTTATCTACAGAAGTGAAGTTAGCTGCGACTCCTAACTCAGAAAAACTACGCTGTATAAAATCTGCGGCGTCATCAAGCCCTGCTACAACGCTTCTCACCTCTACTCCATAAGTCTCATCGAATAAAGAAGTTAATCTGGAGTGAACCTTCTGAGCTTGCTTCATATTTACTCTGGGACCCATAAGATTCCCTTCACTGGTTCTGAATTCAGATACCATCCCAACCATTTTATTCTCTAACTCACGTATAGAGTTATAGAGCCTTCTCTGGTGATCATCTATCATGTTGTTGAGGAAGATATCCTTCTTCTCAGCGACATCTATTATTGTTTTTATATCAGCCATTACTTCTTCGGAAACTGAGTTACTTTATTATCTGGTTGTTGTTTATTATTCGCCCCAGGTATATTATTCGCCCCAGGTATATTACCTTCTCCAGGGACTGGATCATCAGGAAGAGTGTACTCATCTACGTACTCTGTTTCATCAATTTCTTTATCCATAATTGATAGCTCATCGTCAGGCTCGCCAGGCAGCATCATCCTGACAGTCTTCTTCTGAATCTTCTTCTTATAAGTTTCGCTGTCGGTAACAATAACAGTAGAAGTTAATACGTTCTCCAGACTCGTAGCCAGTTGCTCAACTTCGTATGTCCTTGCCCTTTCTATCTCTACTTCATCCATCAATGCTTCTTGTGCTTGCCACTTTAACCAAAGACGGATGACTGCCGTTTCAGCTTTTTCAAGTAGTATTCCTTTTGACACTAACTTCGCATTTAACAAGTGGAACTCTGCTTTTAAAGCTGTGCCGGACTTAGCTTGTGTAGATACTTCCATAGAAGACATTCCACCAGCGTTAGCAGTTCTGTATATCTCCTCAATTTTCTTTGATATAACTTTGAGGATTGCATCTATAGGCTCTGCTACTTTTGCTTCTAACCAATCTGGTTTGGATTCAGGAAACTCTGGATCGAACTCAAGTATCGCTGCTATTCCCAGCAAGTCCTCTTCTATACCACTTTGACCCTGTCCCTTATAAGGCTTTCTCATCATAGGAAATGCGCCGAAAGTAATGATCTCTTCTATCTCTGACAAATTTCTCATTATAGATGAGTCAATACGTGCTATGTCAGAAATATCAGACATGCCTAGACCTCTAAGACCTGTCTTTGCGTTATACAACCACACAAACGGAATTTCTCCGAGAGGATTAACACCTTCGTCGACCAGTTCTGCCTGAATTTCTTGCTTTACTTTATCCCCTTTCGTCCTTACCATTTCTTCTGCGTCTTCAGGCTCTTTCCAAATCTCCCACTTCTCTAAAGTCCATATGCGATATAAATCGTCATCGTCTATTACCTTTAGATAAGTTAATCTTGGACGGTTATACTCATCCCGTTCATACTCCCAATCTAAGATAGCAAGAGATTTATACAGTGATACATATGGATAAGTCTTCTTTTGAATCTCATCAGATCTTACTTGTACATTATCAGTATTTGGTTTATCTACAAGTATACCACACTGTCCTTGTATTGATGACGCTTTACCTGCACCAAGAAGAAATTCGTCAAAGTCATCTTGGTCAAGATTGCAGTCATTGGTAAATAAATCCCAAAGCTCATCTTTTCCTAACTTGCCGAGGTCGCGTTTAACAGGTTCTTTAAACAGATAGAAGTTAAACAACTCTACTATTGACTTGGAGTAAGATAATCCATACGCTTCATCAATCCTTCTATCATAATTAACATTACTCTCCCTCTCATGCTGTACTATGGCGCCATATGCGACGAGATCTTTCGCACCATTATACGCGGCTTGAAGGAAAGTCCACTCATCGCTATATATTTGGTATAACTCATGGGTCTTTTGAAGAGCACTCATTGTTAGACCAACTGTGCGAATATCTTCGACATCTCCAACAGCCATGGTATGCTCCTTATATTTTCTTGAAAACGTTAAAATTATCAGATTTCTTTATACTACCACCACTACCTGTACCTGATCTGCGTTTACCAGTGCTAGAAACCCCCATCCCAGTTGATCCCTGTGGTGTCTTCTTTGCCCCAGCCACCTTCTGCATAGCATTGGCTTTTTCTCTCTGATCTTCAGCCATCTTCTTCGCTTTCTCTTGAGCCTTCTTAAGCC